AATCTCGGCCGCGGCCGCCCAGTCGAGCTGGGCGCTGTACAGGTTCGGCAGGTCGACCAGCACGCCATCGGCCCCCATCTGCAGGTTGGCCTGCTGCAGCTGGATCACCTGCAGCATCGAGGCGGCCTTGCGGGCGCGCTCGCCGGCTGACAGCCCCGCCCGGATGTTGATCCGGTCCCGGGCTCGCCAGCTGCGCGGGTCGGCCTGCACCCATTGATCGGCCAGCTGCAGCGTGATCGGCTGCGCGTACTCGAGCCGCAGCACCGTATGCACCAGCTCGAACGCCGAGCGCAGTAACGTTTCGGCCAGGGTTCGCGCCACCCAGCCGGCCAACTGCTCCTGCACGCTGTATATCCGGTCAACGCCCTGGCTGCCGACCGCGCTGGCGGCCGTCTGCAGCTCGCCGCTCGCCATCTGCAGCGCCGCACCGGCCCGGTCGCCCCGCACCTGGTCCATATAGCCCAGCATCGCTGCCGAGCTGGCACCGGTGTCGACGAACGGGAACGGCATGATTGACTCGCCCACCGGCGCCATACCCCGCACCTTGATAACCCCGGAACTGCGCCCGCTCAGTAAATCCTCGAGGTTCACCAGGTCGTTAGCGGCCGTGCGGTTGAGGTTGCCGGCGAGCAGGTTGGACAGCCACTGGCGCAGCGTGAGGGTCTTGGCATCCTGGACCGATTTCAGCCGGTCATAACAGGACAGCCCCCAGAACCGGTGCGCCTCGAGGAACGGCGAGCCGGCCGCATACGGGATGTAGTCAGCGTCCTCGCGCTCGAGCAGCTCGTGACCGGCGACGAGGCACCGCTGCAGCCGGCTGCCTTTGCCGTCGTCGAACCGTGCATAGATTTCCCACAGCTCAACCTCGTCATTTCCCCGGATAGCCGCTGTTGCTGGCGGTAACGAGCCGCTGCGAAACCGCACGCCGGCGTCAGCGACCTCGGTGCCGCTGGTGTACGCCGGCACCCGGTCGACCTGCTCAGCCGGGAATCCCATCGCGGTCAGCTCGTCCCGGGTCAGCACCTTGCGCTCGGCGACGAAGTTGGACTCACCGAGCAGGATGCTGTCCTGGTACGGATCCACAACAAAGTTGAACGGGTCGACGGATTCCATCACCACGCGGCGCCGGGTCGTGGTGCGCCGGATCCGGTAGTCGGCCAGGTCGTCGTCGATCACCTCAATGGTTTCGCCGTCGGCGGCGCTGTTACGGATGGCCCGCGCCTGCTCTGTGCTGATCTGCCCGAAAGACTGCGACTGCGTGCGCTCGGTTTCGTCCAGGTAGACTTTGACAATCCCGTTTTTCAGCTGCAGCGCGTCTTTTATCGCGCTGTACAGCACCACGTAGCCGCGGCTGGACTCCATCATGATGCGGTTCGTCGCGTCAGACTCGAGCCGGGCCTGCTGCTCGTCGTTCGGGCCGTCGGGCTCGAAGCTGCACAGCGCGTCACCGGCGAACGTCGGCAGAATCTGCGCCTGTATCGCGTGGATCATGTCGGCCACGTCCAGCGACTGCACCGTCGGCTGCCCGGCGATTTCGTCACCCCGCGGCCGGCCGTAGTAGTAGTCAAGCGCTTTCTGGCGTTCCGTCTGGTCGGGTCCGGCGTCGTCGCCCCGGTGCAGCTGTTCCATCAGGAACTGCACAATTTCCCTATCGTTCATCTTCACGCGCTCACCATCCTGTCAAGCCTGCTGTAATCCGTCGGCTGCCATCCTGGCGCCTGCCCCTGGCTGCCGACCGCAAACACCCGCACGCTGTCGGCATAGTCGCTGGTCCAGTCGTGCAACGGCCGGTTGCTGTACACCCGCCGGTCCTCGTCATACTCCGTCCGGTACAGGCGCAGCGCCTCGATCCCGTCCTTGCACCCCTCGGCGTCGAACCAGACTCGCGGCAGTAACGAGCGCACCGCGTCAATCCCCGACTGCAGCCCGACCTGCGGCACAATGGTCCAGCGCAGCCCCAGGCTGGCCGCAATCTCGAGCCGGGAGCGCCCCGAGCCCAGCTCCCGTACCTGCGCGTCATGCGGTGCGTAATGCTCGCCCCAGTTATACCGCAACGCCTGCAGGTCAGCGATAATATCCGGCAATCCGGTGCTGCTGTACGCCCGGCAGCCAATCGCCCGCACCTGGGCGCCGGTCGTCTGCCACAGCCAGATGATCGTCCGATTACTGATCCCCAAGTCCCAGCTGGTGTGCACCGGCAGCGCCGGATCCCGCGGCACGGCCGTGATCCGGCCCTCGCGGTCGGCCTGTTCCATTTCCCGCGCCCAGTACGCGCCCCGAATAGCGGCCGTGAAGCTGCACATGAACTCCTGCGCGAATTCTTCGGGACTCATCTCACGCTCAAGCGCCTCGAGCTCCTCGGGCTTGATCGCGTCGGTGTCCTGCACCGTGAGCAGGGAGCGCCACCAGCCGGCCTGCTGCTCGGCCTGCGCGTAGAAGCTGTGGAACTGGTTCGCCATGCCAAACGGCGTCCCGATCATCAGCGCCTCGCCCTCGCGGTCAGCGAGTGCCGGCCGGATCACTTCACCCCACAGCCGCGGCGGTTGCTGCGCGACCTCATCACTGACCACGGCGTCCAGGTAGATACCCCGCAGCGCGTCGCAATTCTCGCCCCCGAGCAGCCACAGCTCGGCACCGGTCGGGAATACGGCCCGCAGCTCCTGCTCGAGATACCGCATGCCCGGTATAGGCGCTGTGTACTGTTTCACGTACTGCCACGCGACCCGTTTCGCCTGCTTGTAAGTCGGGCAGATATAGGCGCCCCGGGCATTGAGCTGCTTTTCCTCGATCACCCGCCGTATCAGCCAGTTGATTGCGAATACGGTCTTACCGGCCCGCCGGTGCCATACCAGCACGTTGAACCGCCGCAGCCGGTCGAACGCCTGGCGCTGGTGAATCCGCGGCCGGTAGGGAATTATGATTTCCAGCGGATCGTCACGTCACCGACGTGCTCCGTCGTCTGCGCCGGCTTGCTAATCACCAGGGATAACAGGAACTGCGCCGACTGCAGCCGGCTCGCGCTGATTTCGTTGCCATCAAGCGCATGATTTTGCAGCACGTTCAACAGCTGACTGGCCTTGATCTTCTGCCTGACAGCGTCCTGGTGCCGGTTATTGAGTCTGGCGGCCACGTCAGTCCTCACATTGAACGAGTTTCTAAAGGCATTACTTAAACTCAATCAAGAGGTTATTACTACTGGTTACAGGTCAGCTGGTTGGTGAGGAATGCGGCAGGTCATCTCAGCATTAACGCTAAGACGGCCTTACCGATGCCAGCTGGTCGGAGCCGGATATGCGGCCAGAGTTCCTTTTCTCAGCTAACGAGGGTTGGCGTCCCCTGGAAGTACCGCCCCCGCTGTTACACGCTCAGGCTGGCCCATCTATACCCGACGGCCTGGCGGATTGGCTGGCTGCTTGGCCTCGAGGGTCTGGCGCAGATAGTCACGCCAGCGACGCGTATACAGCTCAGGCAAATAAACCTCGCCACGCCAGCGCCACTGGTACACCGTCTGCCGGGAGCAGCCCAGCGCCCGCGCCAGTCGGGGCTCAGACTGGCACGCGGCGAGGGCTTCAGCAATCGGGACCAGCGGATACTTGTCTGGCGTGGCGAGGTTCATGCGGGCATAGTAAACCGTGAAAATAGTCGTTGCAATCTTCTGGCACCGCTGTAAACTTCAATTACACGCTACACACACACCGGAGCCTGAACATGGACCTTGCAGCCCTCGACCAGTCTAAATACCTCGGCAAAAACGACATCCCCGACGACGGGATTATCCTCACCATCGCCAGTTTCGATATGGTCCAGATGAATAAGGGCGACCCTGACAAGCTGTGCATTCACTGGCGCGAGCCTGGCGTTAAACCCATGCTGATTAACAAAACCAACCGCACGCGGCTCCGGTCCATGTTCCGCAGCGACGAGAGCCGCAACATGGTCGGCAAGCAAGTCGCCGTCTGGAATGATCCCAACGTGGAATATGGCGGCCAGATTGTCGGCGGGCTGCGCCTGCGGGCCGTGGCGCAACCAACGCCGGTACAGCCACCCGCAGCCGTGGCGGCCGAGGTGCAGCGCGTCACCAGCCCCACAGTCGGCCCAGACCCGGCACTGAAAGCCAAGCTGGCCGCGGGAGGGTTCGATGATGAAATCCCCTTCTGACACCTGGGTGCGGCCGTACACCCGCCCCGAGGTCGTGCGCGACCTGCTGGCCGGAAACGCCGTACCCCTCGAGGCACCCGGCTATCTCGACACCTACAACGTCAGCTGTCCCGACTGCGGGAAGCTGGTCAAGTCGGTGCGGGGCTACCCGGACGCGCCGCTGTTTTACTACGGCCGCGCCTATGCTTACCCTCACCGCTGCGGCGTCGAGCCGCCCTGGGAATCGGATGATAAGTCCCAGCGCCTCGAGCGGGTTAATCGGGAGCTGGCGCTGATTGCCGAGCAGACACTGGCCGAACGGATCGAGGCACAATATGGGACCAGGTAGACCGACCGAGCATGACCTGCACCAGCGCTGGCTGCGTGAGATGCAGTTCGCCAACAGCCGGCGCATGAAACGGGCCGACAAGGTGCTGCTGGTGCTGGCCGTCGCCGCGCTGTGGCTGATTATCATCGCCACGGTGTACGGCTGGGCCAGCCCGTGACGCTGCACCGCTACAGCGCCCGCCGGGACGCGAATGAAACCGCGTTAATTGGCTT